CGGAGAGCGCAGGATGAGAGGGGGAGAACGGCCTCCGCCTGCGCGCGGTCCATGCGGAACGTGGACCAGCGGACCAAGGGTGGACCGGGAAAACGCAATAAAATCAATGGTTGGTCCATGTGGTCCACATGGTCCACGCAAAATCGCGCCCCGCGCGCGCGTGAGCGCGGAAGCGCTTTCACCCCTTCTGGCCTGTTCTCCCTCGGGGCGGAAACTGCGTGGACCACATGGGCCGAAAGGTTAAGCGACTGAGAAAACAAGAGGAATGTGGTCCATATCCCTTGTTTTCTTGACTGGACCAACATGGACCACATGGACCAAGGCGGCGGGAACGACGATGGCGGCGATGGCGGACTGGGCAATGGCGGAAGACAGGCGAGAAAAGGTGCTGGCGAGCGTGAGGGCAGTACGCGAGCGGGTGGAGGCGCAGGGGGACCCGTTGGGGATCCGCCGACGGCCGGCGGCGAAGGAAACAGGTCATGCGAACGGGCAGGCGGCGGCGAGCGTGCGCAAGGCACGGGATCCGCTGCTACGGTCGAGCGGGACGATACGACGGTTGATGACACAAGGAGCGATCGGGCGACGCGAGGTCATGGCAGCGGATCGGCTGGCGGAGTTATGGCATTGCGCGGCTGGGGGAGCACTGGTGCGGGCGTTGGATTGGACTCTGGAACGCGTTGACGGCGGTCGCGGTCCTATTGAGCCCGAGTTGTTGATCGGTGCTGGCGCAGCCGAACGAGAACTCTGGCTTGTTCGTTGCCATGTCGGGGTTCGTGCTTGGTCAGTGCTGCTGCGGGTGTGCTGCCAAGGAGAAAGTGTCGCCAGCGTCGCCGTGGATATGGAAGAGGATCCGGCCGCGCATCGCAACGGAGCGTGTTCGCGGAGGACGATGGATCATGTGTCGAGGCTGCTCCGAAGTGGGCTCTCGGATGCGGCTGAGGTCATGGGGGTCTCGGAATAAATCTTCACGCGCAACGCAAGGCAGGCTTGACACCTGGTCCAGGTTTGAAGCATGTTTCACGCATATTCGAGATTTGCGCCCGGCGGGGGAAACCCCGACCGGGCTTTTTCATGGGCGCAGGCGCATGAAGCAGGACGGAAAGCGGCATAGGTGGCGAGGTTGGCGGCGAGGCTTTCGGCGCGAGCGCATTGTTGTGCCGTTTCGCAGGCCGCGCCGTCATGTGTATGTGCTTCTGCTTTCGATCGCTGGCGTTGCGGGTCTCGGTTTTGTTCTCGGCCTCGCCTATTGGACGGAGCCTTCGATCGGCGAGCGGTTGGCAAACCTGCGCTCCGTTATTCTCAGTTGGTTGCCTGAGCCCGAGATCGTGAAGGGGCGGGTCACTCATGTGCGCGATGGCGACACGATCGAGATCGGTAGGGTCGCCATTCGGATCGCGGATCTGGACTGCGCCGAACGCTTCACCCGGCAGGGAAAGGTAGCCACTCGGGTCATGCGCCAATTGGCCTGGGGCAAAGTTCTGACGTGCGAGCTCGAAGGTCGCAGATCGTATGATCGCGAGGTCGGCACTTGCTATCTGGCCGATGGGCGGGATGTTGCCGAGGTTCTGATCGAACGGGATGTGTGCGGCCGCTGGTGGTAGGGCGCTCGCTTGAGAGGATTGTGGCCGATCGCTTTTAGGGACCGTACGGGGCCAAACGCAATACGGGCGGACTGAGTGTTTGGGTTCGCCAGTCTGACCGCAAAAACAAAGCCGCAACACCGCAACAGTGACGGGCGCAACAAACGCGTCGACCTCAACATCTCCGCAACACCGAGGCGCTTGATGATGGCAACGCAGACCTTGCCAGCAGACGACCGTGCTGTGTCGGCTGCGGAGTTCGCGCGTTTGCGCGGTGTGCATCGCAGCCAGGTCACGCGGTACGTGAAGGACGGGAAGATCAGCGGCGATGCGTTGGTGCCGTCCGGGCGCGGGGTGAAGATCCGCGTCAGGCTTGCGATGGCGCAGCTGCGCGAGCGGCTGGATATCGGTCAGCAGATCGGCAACGGCATCGACGCGCGGACCTCGCTCGAAGGGGAGGCAGGAGGCGGGCGGACGGATGCGGAGCCGGTGCAATCCGAAGGGGGGCGGCCCGAGGCTTCGCTGTTTGCAGGAGCAGGGCAGTCGCTCGTGTCGCGCGAGGCTGTCGGACGTGATCCCTCGATCGAGGAGCAGATCAAGCGCGAGCGTCTGCGCAGCGCGCAGTTTGCGAACCGCAAGGCGGCGGAGGAAGAGGAAGCGCGCAAGGGCCGTTTCATGGAGACGGATGCTGCGCAGGCGAAGATGACGGGGCTTGTCTCGCAGACGCTGCAGGCGTTCGAGGGCGGTCTGGCGGACATGGCGACGGCGGTCGCCGAGCGGTTCGAGATCCCGCAGCGCGATGTTCTGCACCTGCTGAAAGGCGAGTTCCGCAAGGTGTGCGCCTCGGCTGCGGAGCGGGCGCGCAAGCGGCTTGCGGAAACCCCGGCCACGGTCGAGACGGTGGTGCAGGTCGAGGGCGAGGACGCGTCATGACGCAAATGATCGTCGAGACTGCAAACGCGGAACACGTGGCGCTTCAGGCGTTCATCGAGGTGATGACGCCGCCGCCGCCGGTGGATTACCTGGCCTGGGCGAGCGAGAACATTGTGTTTTCTGCGCGCGAGAGCTCGTTTCCGGGACCGTACAATCGGGAGCTGTTTCCCTACTTCGATGAGATCCTGACGGCTCTGTCGCCGGATGATCCCTGCCGGATCGTGACGCTCCAGGGCAGTGCGCAGATCGGCAAGACGGTGGTGGCGAACATCTTCACGCTGGGATCGATCGCGATGGATCCGGGCGACTTCCTGGTGGTGCATCCGACCGAGCCGAACGCAAAGCGTTGGTCGAAGATGAAGCTCTCGCCGATGCTGAAGAACACGGCGAGCCTTCGGCACCTGTTTCCGATGTCGAGCCGGGACGGGTCGGATTCGGTTCTCTACAAGGAGCGGCGCGACGGGCGTGGCGCGATCCAGATCTCTGGCGCCAACTCGCCGGCCTCGCTGTCGCAGGTCAGCATGCGGCGCCAGTTCCAGGACGATCTCTCGAAGTGGGAGATGAACGCTGCCGGCGATCCGGAGGGGCAGGCGGACAGCCGGTCGAACGGGTTCGAGTTCGCGAAGATCCTGAAACTGTCGACGCCGCTGATCATGCCGGGATGCCGGATCACGCGGAGCTATGAGGCGGGAAGCCAGGAGAAGCCATATGTGCCGTGCCCGCATTGCGGGCACATGCAGGTGCTCACCTGGGCGAACATGCTGGAGAACCTGGACGAGGACGCGCCGGAGAATGCGCACTTCGTGTGCGAGGATCCGGACTGCGGCGGGATCATCGAGGAGCATCACCGCAAGGCCATGCTCGCGCGGCTCGAGTGGCGTGCCGACAACCCGAAGGCCAGGCGGCACCACCGATCGTTCTGGATCTGGGCGGCCTACTCCGTCCTGACGACCTGGGAACGGATCGCGCGTGCCTGGCTTGCCGCCAAGGGGGAACCGGCAGCGGAGCAGGTGTTCTTCAACGACCAGGCGGGCGAGGCCTATGTCACGGATGGCGATGCGCCGGACTGGGAGGGTTTGCGCGACCGGGCCGAGGCGACCGGCCATGCGCCGGGCGTGATCCCGGCGGGTGCACTGGTAACGACGCTTGGCATCGACTGTCAGGACGATCGCGTCGAGGCGCAACTGGTTGGCTGGGGGCGCAACAGGCAGCGGTTCGTGATCCAGTACTTCGTCATTCCGGGGCACATTCGCGAGGATGCGACGCGGGCCCGGCTCGATGCGCTTCTGAAACAGACCTGGCCGAACGCCTTTGGCCAGCGGTTGCCGGTGGACATGGTGGCAATCGACGGCAACGCCTACACGGCGGAAGTCTGGGAGTGGGTGCGCCGGCATCCGGCAAGCCGGGTGATCATGGTGCGTGGCGCGCGTTCGGAAACCTCGCCGCTCTTGCAGCGGGTGAAGAAGGAGACGGACGAGAAGACCGGCAAGCTGAAGCGCTACTCGCGCCGGTTCTACAACTTCAACGGCTCGGTTCTCAAAATGGCGCTCTATGCGAACCTGCGGAAGGAAGATCCGCTGGAGGCGGGCTACGTGGGGCTGCCGCGCGGTCTCGAAGACGAGTACTTCCGCCAGCTGACGGCGGAGCGGCGTGTCGAGAAGGTGCAGAAGAGCGGCTTCAAGGTCTACGTCTGGGAAAAGGACAAGGGACAGGCGAACGAGGCGCTGGACACGATGAACCAGGCGGAGGCGGCGGCCATGCGCTTCGGCGTGCGCTCACTGACCGATGCCATGTGGGACAAGCTCGCGGCGGAACGGGAAGTGGCGCCGCCAGAACAGCAGCTCGACCTTGAGGAACTGCCGCTTGCGCCGGTCGCTGATGCCGGCAGCGGCTCGCCGACCGATGGACAGCCCCGTGAGCCCTTGCCTTCCGGGCGGCGCAAGTCGCTTGGATCGCTGGCGCGCAACCTGAACGGATAGATCATGACAACCAGCGTTCCCTTGATCCCGCGTCCGGTGGATGCGGGCGGCGCCGCCGTGCGTCCGCAGGCTGGCTATCTGCGCCCCGATCGTACGGGTTTCATCGCGGGATGGACCCAGCCGGCCCTGCGGGAAAGCCGGCATGATGTGCGCGCTGCCTGGCGACCCGTTGCGGCACGCGCGGTGGAGACCATCCAGAATTCAGGCTGGATGGCGGGAGCTGTCGACCAGGCCATTGCCGATACGCTTGGCACAGGGCTCAAGCTCAATGCGGTTCCGGATGCGGATGCCCTTGGCGTGTCGGAGGAAGAGGCTCGGGCTCTTGCACGGAGAATCGAGCGGCGTTGGCGGCGCTGGTCGCGCCGGCCACTGGAGTGCGATGCGCGGGGCAAGATGACGGTCAACATGATGGCCGACGCGATGCTGAGGTCGCACTACGCATATGGCGAGGGCGCTGCGCGCATCCTGCGGCGCAAGCGATCCTTTTCGCAGTCCGCAACCAAGGTGCAGTTGTTCTCGCCCCTGCGGATCCAGCACGAAACGGCGGAGGAGCTCGGGCTCTATCAGGGCGTTTTCGTTGACGACGACGGGCTTGCGACCGGCTACCGGGTCAAGGCGCAGGTGGGAGGGCAGGAACGAACGGTGGATCTTCCGGCGCGCGATCGCGACGGGTCACCTTTGCTTGTGCATGTCTTCGATGGCGCGGCGGATCAGACGCGCGGCATCTCTCCCTTCGCGCCGATCCTGAAGGTGTTCCGTCAGGCGGACCAGCTGGCGGATGCCACGCTGGTGACGATGCTTCTGCAGACCATCTTCGCGGCGACGGTCAAGTCGGACGCCTTGTCGGAAGAGGCGTTTGACGGGCTCAAGGTCGATGAGGAGGAGGGGGCGGTTACCGGGGAACTCGGTGAGTACCTGAAAGCAAAGAACCTCTGGTGGGAGGGGAGCAAGCTGGACCTGGGCAGCTTCGGGCGGGTCAATCACCTGTTCGTCGGCGAGGAGCTTCAGTTCCATTCCACCAATCATCCGCACAACAACTATCTGCCGTTCCTGCGCAACCTGTTGCGCGAGATCGCCCGGGCGATCGGCGTCTCCTACGAGGCGCTGTCATTCGACTACGAGAAGGCGACCTACTCGAGCGTGCGGATGGGGATTGCCTCGCTGTGGCCGCTGGTGACGCGTCGTCGGCTGCATCTGTCCACCCCGTTCTACCAGGCGGTTTATGAAGCCTGGCTTGAGGAAGAGATCTTCCATGGCTGGTTGACGATCCCCGGTGGGTACCGGGCGTTCCTGAAGCACCGGGCCGCGATCTGCCAGGCGGAGTGGAACGGGCCGGCCAAGCCGACGGCGGACGATCTGAAGAGCGCCAAATCCATGGGCGAGCGACTGGAGCGGGGCACGACCTCGCTTGCGCATGAGTGCGCGGAAATGGGGCTCGACTGGGAGGACGTGGCGGAGCAGCGGGCCCGCGAAAGCGAACGTTACCTGCAGCTTGGTCAGGCGGACCCGCATGCGGCGAAGGGCTCGCCCCTGGCGGGTTCCGTCGATGTGAGCGAACCCGGCGAGGACGAGGAAGACGATGAGGAAACGAACGACCGAGACGAAGAGGAGGCTGCGTGATGGCGGGCGCGTTTGACGGCATCGACCTGTCGAACCCTTGCGAGGTGCTGCCGGTGCTGCGTTCGGCGCTCTACCGGATGGCGGCGGGCGAGAGCGAGGTTCGGGTGAAGTACGAGGAGTTCGACACGACCGTGCAGGCGGTCGCGCTGCCCGAACTCCGGCGCCTGGTGAACGATCTGGAGCAGCGATGCGCCCGCTTGAGCGGCGGACGGCGGCGCCGCTTCGCGATGCGGGCCGGATACTGAGAGAGGTGGGGCACATGCCACAGGATCTTGAGCTTTCCTATCTGCGTGCCGCCTCGCAGGTGTTCGACCGTCCATTGCTGATCTGCGAGACCAATGCGCTGATGATCGGCCAGTACCTGGCGGGCCGGATGATGCGGGAGGAACCGGCCGCACCGCGTGCCAGCCGTTTCATAGGCGAGGAGCAGTTCGACCGGGAGGGAGATCAGCTGCGCTGGAAGGGCTATGCCCGTACAGGGTCCGTGGCGCGGATCAGCCTTATCGGCGAACTGGTGAACCGTGGCGCATGGATGGGGGCATCTTCCGGGCTCACGTCCTACGAAGGGTTTGCCGAGCAGCTCGAGCGCGCGGCGGCCGATGACGAGGTGCGTTCGATCGTACTGGACGTCAACACGCCCGGCGGGGAGGCCGGGGGCATGATCGAGACGGCACGCAAGGTGCGCGAGATCGCGCAGCGCAAGCCGGTACATGCGGTGGTCAACAGCCTGGCGGCCTCGGCCGGTTACGGACTGGTGAGCGGCGCGAGCGAGATCGTCGCCACGGAAAGCGCGTCACTTGGTTCGATCGGCGTTGTCTTCGTGCATTTCGACCGCAGCAAGTACCTGGAAGAGCGCGGTGTCAGGGCCACGGTCCTGCATGCGGGCAAGCGCAAGGTGGACGGTCATCCCTTCGCGCCCCTCGAGGGAGACGCGCTGGCCAATCTTCAAGGCCGCATCGACTACCTGATGGACCAGTTCGTGGGGCTTGTCAGCGACCATCGGGGGATCACCGCCGAGGCGGTGCGCGCGATGGAAGCAAATGTGTTCCCGGCACCGGTTGCCGTGGAAATGGGGCTCGCCGACCGGATCGGAACGATGGCGGGCCTTGTCGCGGACCTCAACAGCGCCGGGCAAGGGCGCATCATCCCAGGAAAAAGGATTGGAGACATGCCGAACAATGAACAGCAGAGCGATGCCCGCGAGGGCATGATCAGCGAGGCAGAGCACACGTCGGCGCTGGCGAACGCGCGCGCCGAAGGCGCGGCCGCCGAGCGGTCCCGCATCGCGGCCATTCTCGACAGCGAGGAAGCGGGGGCGCGCGCCGGTCTGTCCAGGCATCTGGCGCTTCACACCCAGATGTCGCCGGATGAGGCGCGGGCGACTCTCGCGGCCGCTTCGCCGGAAAGCGATACGGGCGCCGACGCGGAAAGCTTTTCCGACCGCAAGGAACGGGCGGAAAGCGAAAGTGCTCCGAACCTGAGTGCTCCGGCACCTGGCGGCCAGCCCTCGGAGCAGCGCAAGGGCCTTGCCGCGGCTGTTGGCCGTTTCTGCTGATCTACTGACCTTCCGCCGGCCACGGCCGGCACCTTCCCTCACATCGATGGCGACCGGTCCCCGGCTGCGGCTTCGCAGGCGGACGGCCTCTTGTTGCCTGAATTCCTGAAAGGAACCGAACATGAGCATGCCGTTCTACAGCCTGTCGCGGGGAGCGATGCTCTCGACCCTGCTGCAGTGGGAGGCGGAGCCCGACTTCAGCCGCGAAGCCGTGACGCTGCTGGCGGGCGATGGCGCGGAGCGCCGCGTCGAGGTCGGCACCATCCTCGCCAATCTGGTCGAGACCGCCGGCGCGACGGCGGTGGTGCAGGCGGACGCGGGGAACACCGGCGACGGGGTTCTGGCCATGGAGGCGAGCCCGGTCACGAGCGCCGTGCGCGAGGGCGTCTACGTGGTTGTCTGCATCGATCCGGCGGCCGATGGCGGCACGTTCGACGTGCAGGACCCTGCTGGCAAATCCGTTGGCACGGCCACCGTCGGATCGGTCTTCGGCAAGCAGGTGCGCTTCACGATCTCGGACGGGGCGGCGGATTTCGTCGCTGGCGACCGCTTCGAGATCTCCGTGACCCGCACGTCGGCAGCCACCAATGCGGGCAGGGTGGTGGCCTGGGATCCGGAGGCAACCGACGGGTCGCAGGTGATCTGGGGCATCGCTCTCAACGAGGCGGTTGCGCCTGATGGTCAGGATCTTGTCGGCGGGCTTGTCGGCCTGCGCCGGCAGGCCCTCGTCAAGGAGCGGGGGATCGCCTGGCCGGCGGGTGTCACGGATCGCCAGAAGGCACTCGCAATCGAGGATCTCGAGGCACTGGGCGTGGTCGTTCGCACCAGCTGATCCCGGCTTTTCCGTCACATCCATCACACACGGCGCCTGGCGCCGTAACTCAAGGACACAATCAAATGCCGGAAATTCTCTTTCCCTACACGGATGTGGACCTGACCGAGGAGGTCAACCGCATTCCCAACCGTTTCGGGTTGCTCAACGCGCTCAACCTGGCGCCGGTCGACCCCATGTCCTCGCGCTATGTGCGGATCGATTTCCGCGATGGCGAACTGGTCGTTCTCGCGGCCAATGAGCCGGGCAGCCCGGGGCAGACCTCGGAACCCGAGCAGGAGCGGGGCACCATCCTGATGATCCCGCATTTCCCGCATGTGGAGACGATCCGCACCGGGGATCTTGCCAACGGCATCCAGGTGGTGGGAGGGCAGATGCGCTCTCGCGATCTGGAGACCGAAACGGCGCGCCGGCTCAACACGATCCGCGGGCATCATTCCGTGACGCTGGAATACATCCGCATGGGCATGCTGCGAGGGCTCATCAAGGATGGTCGCGGGCGCACGCTCTATGACCTTTTCAACGTCTTCGGGATCACGAAGAAGCAGGTCGACTTCAAGCTCGGTACCGCCGGTACCAATGTCCGGGCGAAGTGCGAGGAAATGGTCGACCACGTCATGCAGAACGTGAAGGGCGAGACGGTCTCGCAGGTCGAGGTCATCGTTTCGTCCGGCTTCTTCGAGCGCCTGATCTCGCATCCCAACGTGGAGAAGTTCTGGCAGATGGAGCAGCACGGCGGCGGCAGCCTGATGAAGCTCGAGCGCGAGCGCCTTGGCGGCAACTGGGGCCGGGTGTTCGATTTCGGCGACATCATGTGGCGTGAGTACAAGGGCTCCTTCCCGGTCCGCGATGCCAGTGGCAACAAGGTGCAGGAGCCGGCGGTCGCGGCCGGGAAGGGGCACGCCTATCCCGCCGGGACCATGAACATGTTCAAGACCTTCGCGGGCCCGGCCCATCACATCAACCTGGTCAACCAGGCGCCCGGCGTGGATGACCCGGTGTTCATCTCGACCAAGGTGCTCGACCATGGCGAGGGCGTGGAGATGAAATCCCAGTCGAACCGGCTTGCGGTGTGCAAGCAGCCGGAGTGCCTGGTCGAAGTCTTCACGTCGGACTGAGCCGCGATATGTCGCGTCGGCTGGCCGGGCTCCCTGTCGAGCGGGCGTTTGCCCGTTTTGGGGAGCCCGCGCTCTATCTGCCGCCGGGAGGCGGGCCGGGGACACCGGTCCGCGTTCTGGTCGGTTCGGACGGGGATGAGCCGATTGCCTATGGGCAGGGCCGTCCGCTCGGGCGGATTTCGGCGCTCAGGGTCCGGGCAGGGGAGCTCACACCGGGGCGGAATGGTGTCTTCGAACTGTTCGGCGAGCGGTATGTGGTGGCGGGGGAGCCCCGGCTTGCCGACCGCTACCGGCTTGTGTGGTCGTGCAAGGTGGATGTCGCATGACGGATGTGAAGCTTGCGCTTGTTGGCGACCTGCAAAAGACGCTGGAAGCGGAGAAAGCGGCGGTCGCGCGGGGCATCCGGGGCGGCATGGAGGCGCTCACGGATCTCGGCAAGACGCGGCTGCGCCAGCAGGTCACGCGGGCGGGCCTTGGTGAGCGCCTGTCGAAGACCTGGCGCGGCAAGGTCTATCCCGGCGCCAAGGTCGAGACTCTTGAACCGGCCGGAGTGATATGGAGCAAGGCCCCGCACATCGTTCGTGCAT